TGGAAAAATCAGGTCGCTCATGTGGGGCGCATCCCGCCGAACTGGCCGTTGCGCAACGCCTTCGACATGGTTCTGACGATCATGTCGGGCAGTTGCTGCGCGCTGACGCCATCGCCTGCTTGGACGTTGAACGTATTGTTGAATGTATGGCCGCCGCCTGTCTGACCCCCCGCGATCATGCCGGCAATGCCTTGGGAAAGATGAGCGGGCAGGATCATTTCGTTCTCATGCACCATCGCCATTGTATCGGTCGGTACAACCCAGCCACCGGCAGCAGAAGGGATGCTGCCGCCGAACGCCAGGACGGCAGCCGCTGCCGTGGCAGCTGCCGCAGGAGCCAGAACCCAGCCGATATAAGGAATTTGCGCTACGTTGTTATAGACCGCCGCCGCTGCCGACCAGGCATTGCCGATCACGCTTTCCTTATTGGCTGCGCCTTCGATCGCAATGCCATCGGCCGATGCGCTTTGCGTAGATGCCGTACGCGCGGCATTGCCGACTTCGGTGGCAAGGGTTTTTTGTGTTTCGGCCTGAACCCAATGCAGCGTACCCTGTACGGCGGCATTGGCATATTCCGCGACGATATTCTGCGCCAGGCGTTGCACCGTTTGGCTATAGGTTTGCGTGCCGCGCACCATGCCGTCGATGGAGCTACTGAAGGCTTGCGAGATCGCGGGAAAGACGCCATTCCAGGCAGATTTCGTCGCCGTGGCCGCGGTACCGCTGGCCGCGGCAATCTGGGCCATCTCGTCTTTCATCGGATCGAAACTTTGCATCGCTTGCTGGCTTAGCGCCTGGATACTGGCGCTGGCAGCTTCCGTGCCTGCGGTAAAATCCGATGTATCGGCGGTAAAATCGATTTCGACCGTATTTTCAGATGCCATTTATGGCTCCCTACGCTAAAAGAGAGGTATCGAATCATTCTGGAAAAGCGGCCATGACCATCAAAACCAAGCCCGAAGAGCCCGAAGCGCCGCCACAGCAGCAGCAGATTCCGCTGCGCGACGACCCATACGCACCGATGATCTATGTAACGGAACTGGCAGGCGGCGGCGTTCAGGGCGAGAATTACAACCTGACCTTCGCCGCGCTGCTATACGACCACAGCGAGGGGGTGACCAAAGCCTATCGCAAAACGAATCTACGACTGGTGATTCCGAAGGTCGCAATCCCGACCGCGATCAATTTCCTGCAACAGCTGCAGAAAAGCGACGAAGGCCCGAAACCGCCCCCGATGCGCAAGGGCAGAGCGACTTTGCAATAATCACAAACGCATCTGTCCACCGCGCTCGGGGTCCGCGCCCAGCAGGCGGATCAGATCGCCTGCCGGGGCCGGGCGGTTAGAACTCTGCTTGATTCCCAGATACGCCGCCGCCAGCATATGAAGCGGGGGACGATCGCGCCAATAATCGCATAGCAGCGTAAACTGATCCATCGTCATGGCGTCGATCTGATCGAAGCTGTAGCCGCAGGCGGTTGCCAGCATGCCGTAAATCTGCGTCAGGCCGCCGCCGGCGCTTCCCCCGGATCGGTTTCCGCCGCAACCAAGCCACTGATCCGCATCAAATCGGCCAGGGGTGCCGCCGATTGCCGAAACTCGCCGCCGGTCATCGATTCATCCAGCCAGGGCTGCGTAACATCGGGATAGTTGCGTTTCAGCGATACGCATAGAACGGCCGATAAAACCTCGGCTGCATTTCCGGTCAGGCGCGGTAAAACCGCTTTGATCCCGCCCAGCGTCAAAGGCGGCGCGGTATAAACATCGCCGCCGATGGTGAACGCCACGCCATCGATCAAAGGATCGTTCGCTTTCAGCATCATGACGAAAACGAAATCGTACCCAGCGTGTTGCTGGCATCTGTAAAAAGAGAGAAATCGAGTTCCGGAATCGTCCAGTCCTCGTTCTTGAAATCCAGGCTGAGCTTGGTCGACATCGCCTGGTTGAATTCGTAGATCGCATTGCGGCTGTTATAGGTATTGAACAGGCGCAGCTTGAAGGTCGGCCCCTGCCCCATCAGCTGGTTTGTCAACACTAGCTTGCTGCCGCTGCTGGCGGTGTAGATGTAATTGAGCTGCACCGCTGCGCCTTCGTCGCCGCTGGCAAAAGTATAGACACCGCTGGCGACCGTGTATTGGCCGGTGGTGGGCGACGATGCCACGCGCGTCAGGCTGAGGCCGGTCGCGGCATAGGTGACCCCTAGATCGTCCAGATATGTCGCAGCATTGATTGCCGTCACCGTATAGGGGCTGCTGGCCGGGATGGTGGCCGCCTCGCCATTGGATATTTCATCCGATGTATTCAGTGTGCGCGCCTGGCCGAAGAAGATATCGGCGAAAGCCTGCGGATCGATACGGGCGAATTTTGCTTTGCCGGTCAGCTTGGCGGCGCCGCGCGCCGTGGCGACGGGCATCTGGTACTGGCCCATCAGATCCTTGTTCGAAAAGCTGAAATCCAGGCTGATATCCTGCAGCGTGCCGAATTGGATCGGCGTGGCATTGGAAATATCGGTACGGGTGCCGAACATCAGCCCCGATCCGAAGCTGAATTGTTGGGAAGTGGATGTCATGTGAATCCTCGATTTAAGTAGTAACGATTTCGATGGGGATCAGCGCGCCGGCACGATTGCCCAGCGTGCCTTCGAATTGCTGAATGTCGCCGCGCACGAAGCAGTGGCTGACGATCCCGCCCAAAGTCTGTGGCTGGCCTGGTACAGGCGATGCCAAGGCCAATTCGACGGCATCCAGCAAGGCATTGAGCTGCGGCGCGGCAGAACCGTTTTGATCCGGGTTTTGCGCATAGAGCGCCAGATCGACGCGCAACGTATAGGAGGGCGGCGTGCTGCGGTCGCGCGTCACCGTTTCGCCAATCTGCTGCATATACAGCGCCGGCAGTTGCGTCGGCGATACTTCGTTGATCAGGCGCGGACGCCGGCTGGCGGTGACGAAAGGCGCAGCGCCCGATACCAGTGCGAACAACGCGGCATAGATGGTTTCGCGTGATGTGTTCATGAGATGGCTTCCATGAGTGCCCCGGTCAGGTTTGACTGAATGGCGGCCGCCTGATCGGCCAGGGCGCTGCGCAGATAGGACCGTTCCGGCTCGACGATGCGATAGGATTTGATGCGACTGCGCAAAATCGTGCCGCCATATTCGTGGATCGCGGCATAGGGTAGATCGCTGCCGACCGTCGCGGTGGCCACATCGCCCTTACGATCAATCGAAGCCGTGATCGAATCGCGCAAGCGGCCTGAGCGGGCTTTCAGAACCTGGCCTGATAATTTATTCGCCTGCACATCCGTTACCAGCGCCGCCATCGATGCTTGCAGCGCGCTATCCAGCGCCTTATTGGCAACGCCCGGCATCGCGGCAAAACGATCGCCCAGGGCATCGAGCTGCGACAGATCGACATTCATGCGACGAAGACGCGGCGATACGGGTTCAGCAGCGCCTGCGCAGAAGCCGGCATGGCGCTTTGCAGATAGCTGGTCGTCTGCTGCATCGCCGCTTCCGATACCAACCCGCTTTTATCGCGCAGCTTGTAATGCACCGCCACCAGTTCGATACAGGCCTGGGCCACATCCGCAGGCGTTGCCGCATAGCCGGCGGTGTAGATGATCTGCACGTTGCGCCGCCCCTGCACGAAGCGATAGCCGGTCAGGTATAGACTCGACTGGTCGAAACTATAGCCCGCTTTTGGCCAGCCTGGGCTGGCGGGAATGGCAATATTGTCGATCGTCAGCGATGCGACGGCGCTGAGCGGACCATTGGCGAACGCCAAGATATCGCGGCCAGTGCCGTCACGGGTTTCGCTGTACGATGCCGACGCAAATCCGCACCCGGTCCAGCTCTGGATAAAGGCGGAAACCGCCGTCACCAGAGTTTGCAGCAGGTCAGAGTCCTGCGCGGGATCTTGACCGAGATAGGCCGATACATCGGCGATGGTGGTCAGATCCGCTGGACCGGGGGAGACGCTCATGGCGCCTATTCCGCTTTTGTCAGGCCGACGCGACGGGCAGCGTGATGCGCCGCCTCGTGCCCATCGGGGATGACGATGAAGCCATCCTTCGCTTTATATTCCTGGTCGTGCAGGAACACGGATGAAACCGGCTGCCCCTGATGCTGTGCGACGTATTTTGCCATGTGCAAATCTCCTTAGCCGTTTGTGATGTTGGTGATCATACCGAAGGCGGGCGGGAAATAGTTCTGCAGCACGCCGTCGAAATAGACGCCGTATTCGTAGCGGCGCGTGTGCAGCGGCCATTCGATCTGGTAGTAATCGCGCCGCAGTTTCATCTGCAGCACGTTCGGGCAATTCGATAGCGGATACGGGATCGTGCGGCTCATGAAGATCACGGTTCCGGGCGGCACGTTGGGGTGCAGCATAATGTCGATGCTGGCGCCGCCGCTCATCGTGAACGGGTTCAGGTAATTGCCCACAACCGATCCCGCGCCGACGATATTATCGCCGTTCTGCATGTTGAAGCGGAACAGCGAAGCGCCGCCGCCGCCGATCACCTTTTTGGTGATGTTCTTCAGTTCCTGGCTGTTGACCAGCAGCAGGTCGGGCGACAGGCGGTAATTATCCCAGAAGGATTCCAGCGCGGTGTTGATTTCAACCACGCCACCCGCCCCATCGGCGGTGAAAGTGGAACCCGTCGGCAACGCGTTGTAATACGCGCCGCTGCCCGATGTGCAAATCTGGCTGATCAGACCATCGAAGGCCAAGGCGTTGGTGGAGTTATCGGCGCTGAGCGCGCTGGCGGCCTGCGTGCCGGTGGCGGCGGCGGCGATGACCACCTGGTTGACGGTGGTGATCGCACCCAGCAAGGCCGTGCCGCCCGTGCCCCAGAACCAGGCATAGCCGACCGCGCCCGGCACGGTGGCGACCGTGGCGGTGACAGAGTTGCCTGCCGTCGGGGTGACGGTGGCCGCAGCCGATACCTGCGCCGAACCGCCGCCGAAGGAATCGGTCGATCCATCGGCATTGGTGCGCGTGACGCTGGCGGGCACGCCGCCTGAAACGGTCGCGGTGGCATAGCCACGGTTGGAGAGCGCGACCACCTGTACCGTGAGCGCCGCGTTTGCCAGGCTGGAGCCGGTGCCTGCGGCGACCAGGGTCGGCGTGGGCGTGGTGCCCAGCTGCAGCGATGTGTTGCCGCCGATGATCAGCTCTTCCTCGCCAATCATCACGGCACGCAGCAGGCCTTCGATCGCCAGCGCCTTGACATCGTCGAAACCCTGCGCCGCGTAATCGGCTTCGAAGGTCACGTTGTCTTCCATGCCGAAGGATTTATACGTCGCCATATAGCTGTGCGTCGTGGTCGAGGGGATGCCGCCGCGATTGCCTTCGGAAATACCCAGCGCCATGTGCGATGTGTTGATGCCGGTAATCGCCTTCCAGTTGGTGGCCGTGCCGCCATAGGGGCCGACGCGCGGGATCTTATTGCGGATCGGCGTGATGACGGGATAAAGGGTCAGGGCTTTTGGCTGCAAGTCATAGGCGACCAGGCCGGTGCCGGTGGTGAAGGATTTTGCCAGCACATCGTCGATCGGCGTTTTCCAGCAATCCTTGATGATCTGGAGCGTGGCGGGGGTGGGATTGGTCATGTCGGGTCCTTTTTTCGAAAAATGGGATTAAGCGCGGGTGGTGAACCAGGAATCGTGATGCGGCGGCAAAGTGACGGGGCCGGCAGGGTCTTCCGCTCTACGGAAATCCGATGCCTTGCCGACCGATAGCACCTTGCCCTTCATCGGTTCGGGCTTGGCCTTCAGCGCGTCGAGTTCGGCTTTCAGGATTTTATTTTCGGTGGTCAGCGTATCGTTCAGCTTGGCAAGGTCTGCGGCTTTGGCGACGGCGTCTTTCTGATCGTCGTCGCTGCGCTGGCCAGCACATTGGGCGCCGGCGGCAACGATGGCGTCATGCGCTTCGTTCAGTTTTGCCTGGTCGGCCTCGCTGTTGCGCTTGCCTTCCTTTGCCAGCGCGGCCCGCTCCATTTCGGCCTTCCAGACATCGAACATCGCATCGGGATTGGCCGGGCGATCGACAATGCTGATTTCGGTGAGGGTGAGGCCGGTGATGACGTGGCGCTGCTGCGGATCGCGGTCGGTCACATGGCCGCCGATGGAAAAGCCCTTATAAACGCCGGCCTTGACCTTTTCCCATGCGGGCGCGTCGACGATTTTGGCGCCGATGCGCAGGCCCTTATCATCGACCTCGGCCCAATGCGCGACGCCGACGGCGGACGGCCCGTGCATTTCGCGGATATTGGCGAATTTCATATAGGGCGCGAGCGCCGCCTGCAGCGCCTCGCGCTTGACGATTTCGTTCTGGCTGTCGAGCGCTTCGGTGGAGGCATAGCCTTCGACGACGCGCTGTTCGTCATCCACCTTGGCGAAGGGGGCGTAGAATTTCATGGGCGATCTTTCGGTTGGGTAAAGGGAACGCTCCCGCCGTAATCGGCCGCGACTTAGAGTGTGCCGGGGCTGTCGGAGCGTAACTGGTGAAGGCGAAGCCGGGACGCGATGCTGACCGTCGCCCGTGGGATTTGCCTGAAAGTGAAACTGAAAAGCGCGCCTTAAGCGGCGCGGTTGCGAGAGGCGCTAAAAGAAAAACCCGGCGACTAAATTTGCTTTGGCACGATCCTTAGATCGCCAAGCCCCGGGCGGATTTCGATGCATACTGTTCTTGTATCATGACATGAACAAATCAGGAACACAAGGGGTTATTTTGAAAGAAAATGATAAAGCTGTCATTCCGGTGCGCAGCGCCGGAATCCATACTATCGGT